TGTACACATTGCCGTTGCTATAGCCATATCAAATGCTCCTCAACTGTTTGGCTAGTTCCTCATAACCTGCTTTTCTAAGGTTAGCACATACCGTGGCACGATCCTGTTCAATCGCAAACTTCATATAGAACAGCAGCGTGTCCCTGATATACTGCCTGAAGGCATGTGCCTGATCGCGCAGGGGAGCGACCGTACCATCCGATACATGGATAATCTTTTCCAGAGCCATTTCCGCAACTTGTTCAGGCGTGAAGCCTCCATTTTCCGTGGTTTTCGCCACAGCCGCACCAACCGTAGCGACCGCATCAACAGATAACATCATGCCGTCTCCTGCAATCCAACAACATTATCATGGCGGCCAAATATGATGGGGTCATCCATAGGCTCAGGTGGAGCAAGCTCTGACCGCCGGGTAACCAAAAGCTGCTCATTGTCAGTACTCATAACCAATGGGTCATCCAGCCGGTGGTATCCATACAACCGCTCCTCCAGGGGAACATCCGTATCCAACAAGGTCGAGCCATGGGCTATTTCGATCTTCATTCCCCTGCTTATACAAAAGGATAGCCAGAACTCCACACAGGCCCGCCCCGCTTCAGCTAGGTTCACATTCCTGTAGGAATAATCTAAGCCAAATAAATATAACTTCCCAACCTCCTGATACGCAGCGAAGGCAATCGCATAAGGAACAGTATTATTGAAGTAACATAATTCCGTATCCTTAACGACCTCTTCCAGAGGATAAAGAACAGCCCCAGGAACACGGTGGTCTAATTCACAAGTATATATGGGGCCTTTGTGTTTTGGTAATTCGCGGCGTAAAGCAGGCGTTTGTTTACCGGCATTCTCAGTATCAAAAAACCTAGAGGGAGGGTCCATCATAAACACACGGTCATGCTTGATGGGCGCTAACATGGAGTTTATGGCCCATACCTCATCATATTCTGCCCCATTGGCAACAGAAGACGTGTATGAACCCTGCGAGTGTCCAAGCCCAACTATAGCAACAGATGATCCTTTAAGAGCGAGGTCTTTCATTGGGCCTTCCTACGCAATCCGTATGATTGCATTTGATGCGTCTGCGGTCGGGAACTGAACCGTAAAAGTACCAACCGAAACGGTCTTGTCGCCACCAAAATCCAGAATGATGATCGCCGGATTGGTCAAGGCAATCGAAGTTGTGTTCGGCGTCGTATTGTAGATCAGCGCACCCCGCGCCGTAAACGATGCCGTTGACCACGTTGCATCGGCAAAATCAGTAAGCCCCGTCGTACCACTGGATGTCGGGTCTACCTTGGTCAAGGCAGCGCCGCCCGCCGAATAGGCGCTACCAGCGTCATTGGTTGTTTCATTCGTCGCGCTGTATGCGGTCGTCGTCGCATCCATCGTCGCGGAATTAGTGTATAGAGCGACATTCATGGTGTCGCCATTCGCCAGATCGAAATCATGCGCACCGAACAGGAGTTCCTTCTTGAAGCTGGTGGCCATCGCCTGGGTAATCGCCATCTCTAAACACTCCTGAGTAACTCGGCCAGTTCCTGATAGCCGCCCCTGATAGCTATCTGCACACAAGTGTCCCGTTCTTCCTTCTGGGCGCACAAGACATAAGTGTGGACAACGGCCTCCAACCGAGCGCGAAAGGCTGCCGCCTGTTCTCGCACTTCTGGTGTGGCCCCTTCGCTAACCTGAACAATCTTATTGCAGCAAAGCGTCGTGATCTGTTCCGCCGACAAGCCACCGTTGACGCTGGTCACAACAGTTGCCGAGCCAATACCACTTTCAGCGACAAACATCAGGCCCGCCTAAAAACAGGATCGCCATTTCTATAGCTATCGCGCCTGTCACTATATTCACCAAGCCTCTTAGTCTCCGCAAGCGCCTCCTGATAACGGCCCATATACATCGCCATAATGTCCTGCTCGCCCTTCATAAAAGTATAGGCCTCCACCAAGCAGCCATACAACAGAGCCTGTGGGAGATTATCCCCAAGCCAAGTCGTCGTGTTGGTTGAGGAAAGGCCGTTCGGTTTGTATTTATAATGAAGCTCCATCGTGTACGCTGCGTCAGGCACCGGAGAAAGAATGAACGTATCGTCATCAAAATGCCCGTAATACTCAGGTTGCCCGGTATCATCCGTGTCAGGGTTTGCCTCACGCATGAACGAAACATCCTTGGGCAGAAGGAACGAATAGACATTCCCGCTACTAACAACGGCCAGAGAGTGGGCCGCCAGAAAATCAGTCGGCTTTGTCAGATAGGTAATTGAAGCCGTTGTGGTGCCCGTAGAGTTTTTTCGGAAAAATGGGAGATCGACATCAAACAGAATGCGAAGCTCCGCCTGATTGATGAACTCGTCTATCTGGTTAACGAAGGTCGGCTCAGTATTTTCCGTGTAATCCTTGATAACCTGCACAAGCGCACTGTAATTCATACCAGCCCCCTAAGTTATCGACACCGTAACGGTGCCAACCTGACCGGTCGCCTGCGTGCTGGTCTGGCTGGAAAATCCATACAGGGCAGACAGGCCATTGTTGTCCCCAACCGGGTTCCAGTTCCAGGCTATCTTTCTCTGCTCGTCCACATTCGTATCGGTTCGGGTAAACGGCAACGCCTGGGGATCATTAATCGGGAACTCACCGAGAAAGTTCTGCGGCTGGTCCTGATCAAGCATTGACGGAGAAACTCTTAACCCCGAATCCTTACCGTCCACGATCTGCGGGCGCAGGTCGCGCAGCTTATAGGTCAGACCACTGCGGTCACAAATCCCCAACGCATATTTCCCAACTGTCGTATTTGTCATATCACAACCACCCGTAGCCGCCAGGGACAAGCTGCGAAGACGCCTTCACCCTGTCCTCATCAGCAGCATAGCCAAATTGCTCGTCATAAACCGCCTTCAACAGCGGGGTCCGCTGCACAGTTTCCGGCCTCTTCATGGAAACATAGTAAGCCAGCCCAGCCGTAAGGGCAGGCAACCACCGCCCCGGCGCATCATAGGTATTGGTGCCCGCCGTACCAGCATCCTGTATGCGCCTGATACGCCAGTAGACCAGCGTATAGGTCTCCGCATCGTCAGGCACGGGCCACAACGTATATTGAGGGCTGGTCGTCCTCTGGATGTAAATCTGTATGGGCCTGCCCTGTTGCAGCTTGTTGGGCAACTGGGCAAAGCTGATCGGAGATATCCGCGTCACCGACGTGTCGGCCTGATTGTTGGTTTCCCCCGCATCCGTGCGTATCGCCTGATCCAAGAAATCAATCGTGCCCGCCGGGAAGCTATAGGTCGCCGTGCCAGCAGTGATCGCCTGCGTGCCCTCTTCAATTGTCCACAGGTTCAGACCGCGATTGACCCACTCAATCGACATCAGGTCGAGACTGCGCCTCGCCGTTTTCAGGTCATAGCCACTGCGCATCTCCAGCCCAGCACGCTCATAGGCCTCCTCACAGATATCAACGATATCCAGAGTAAAGTCAGTGGTGCCGGAAGTTGCCATCTAGGCATACCTCTTTTTCTTTATCTTTTTGCCAGTTTTCTTGGCGTACTTGGTCGCATCATCCTTGCCCTTTTGAGTATAAGGGAACTTTTTTTTCTTCTTACCCTTCCCAACAGTTGGCATCACGCTCTCCTTCTGGCAGCTTTGCTACCCTCTGACATGGCAATGGCCACGGCCTGTTTCCTGCTTTTGACCTTCAAGCCGAGAAGCCTGCTGCGCAGCGTGCCCTTCTTGAACTCGGACATGACGGCACGGACCTTCCGCCTGCCGTTGGCGCTCTTCTCTTTGCCAGTCTGCGCCCTGAAAATAGCCATGATCTAAATGCCTGCCTTGGCGGCAAGCACCCTGTCCACCTTTTCCTCAAGGCGGTCGAACCGCTCCAGAATCCTGCCAAGGCTCACCTCGACTTCGGGCTTGGTGACATAGGTCTTGGCAACCTCTTCCCTGGTACTGGAAATCTGCTGCCGGATATCAATGATCGATTGAGACATACCGCGCACCCACCAAAAGAACGAACCAATAACACCGGTCAGAATAACATTCCAGATCAGAGCAGACTGTTCCGGCATGCGAAAATCCTTCAACAAGAATTAACCGGTCAATCGTAATACTTAACCGCCCGGATCATTATCTCATATGCGTCTCCACTGACTTCAGTCCCCAGAGTTGACAGAAGGATGTCCCCATTGGGGTTTGTCCCATACATCTTTATTCCGCCCACGCTGCTGAAATCCTGATATGTCCAGCCGGGATTCAAATTAAGTGCGACGACATCCGTATCTGCATCATACCAAAGCTGGACGCCGTCAAAGCCATAGACCTGTCCCCAGACCTCCTGAATGCGAACCTCATTGCAGGAATTACCGCGTGCATCCGTGGTCAGCGCAGAAACATCGATCTTCGTGACCTTTGCCTCACCGGTACTATCGGAAAGGTTGGTAAGCTGAACAACCAGTTGCCGCTCACCATCTTCAATTGTGGTTGTGCTTACCGCATCAGCCATGAGAATCTCCTATAAAGAAAGAGGGGGGCGAGATGCCCCCCGCCCTCATTTAGAACCAGCCTTCACCTTCCCGGTAAGGACGAGCGCCTTATAGGCGGCACTACCCTTGGGAGGAAGTTGCTCTTTCTTGGAAGGCTTCTTCACCGAAGCAGAAGCAGAAGCAATTCCCTTTTTAAGTACAGCCATGGATCACCTCTATATCTGATCGCTAGACTGGGTCATGCCATCAGTTTGCCGCTGGGCTGCCGTGAACAGGTAATCACAATCAACCGTATTAGCAGCGGCCTCGCCAGCAACCGCAGCAAACCATGCCGTAAGCTGCGAGGTCGGGATGTTGTCGGTAGTGGTTACCTTCAGGACGCGGTCAACATAGAACTCGACCTTGCTCGTCCCGGTCACTACAAAGCCCAGGCGGCGATCACCAGAGATGGTCCCACCAGAAACGGAACCGTCCGCGAAATCGACGCCCGTATCCGTCTCAGTCGCGACGCCACCACTATCACAGATAGCCTCGATAGAAGCATCGCCATCCGTTACAAGAAAGCCAATCTGGTTGTTGGTGGCGAAGGGCACGCTGGTGGAGAGAGTGCCATTTTCACAAAGGCCGACAAAGATATCCATCTGATCGGCGTCAGAGGTAACGATGCGAGTCTCGAAGTATATCTTCTTGCTGGCCTGAGCTTGCCATATCTCATTACCCTGAATGGACGCGCCCGTGTTATCAGAACCAGTACCGGCAATTTGCAGCCAGCCATCAATGGCATCAGCAAGAATAGCCGCCGTACCGCTGGTAAGCTGCGAGTAAGTCCAGTCATTCGTGTTGTCGAGAGCAATCCCGGTGAAATCGTCAAACTGAACTGAATAGTCTGGGTTCAACTGCATTGGCAGATTCTTGAACCAAGTACCCATACCCGTGGTGCGGCCCTCACCACTGTACATTAGTGGGCCGGAAAAGCGTGTCGTTCCCATGGAACTACCTCCTTACGAAAGGATTTGCCCTGGAGTCTTCGTAAGCGTCCGCTGGGCCGGTCGCCAGGGCTGATTGCTCCCAGAAAGATGGGAGGGACGCATCGCGCCCCCCCCGGTAATACTATGCGCCAGGAGAACTGAAGATTCCCAGCGGGTCACTGACACCAAACGAATACCGTTCGCGAGCCTTGTAGCGCACGTTACCCGTATTGAAGTCACCGTCCATGGATGT